CTATTGAGCAATAGGGGCTATCGCCGGGGAGTCGTGGTACAGGGATATGTAGGCGTAGTCGTCGGTCGCCTTGACGTGCGCCGTGTTGCCCGCCTTCGCGTCGCTGTGCGTCCACACCTCGTTCTTCGCGAAGCCGGACTTCATCCAGCGCGAGGCGGCCCCGCCCCGCTTCTCCCACCAGCGGCGCAGTCGGTTGAGGTCCTTCGAGTCGCCGCGGGCGGACATGCGGTCCGGCAGGTAGTCGATCCAGCGCACAAGCCCGTTGCGGCGCACGATGATCGCCCGGCAGCCGAAGAAAACGTCGTGGTCGTAGGGCCTGGGGTCGCAGCCCCAGGTCCTGCCGTTCTTAATGGTGTCGATGTACATTTTGCCGTCCTCCCTTAGACCACCATCATGTCGCCGCCCTTGACGAACCGGGCGGTGTGCCCGTGCCTGAACCCGTGCGGGATGTAGCCGCACACCTCCGCGACGGCTCCTGCATAGAGCGTCACCTTGTGGCACGAGGAGTGGAACCCCGTGAACTCGTAGACGCGGATGCACACGTGCGGGATGTTGCCGTCCTTGTCCGGGTCGGCCTCCCACTCCTTGCCGCAGAGCTGCGTCGCCGTGTTCCTGCACCAGTCCTTCGCCCACCGCATGAACGGTATGCGCTTCTCGCTCTTCTTGAAGTCTATCATGTCTCGATCTCCGTTAGTTGTATGTGAAACGGACGCCGAGAGCCGCCTCCGCGTCCTGCGCCGTTTCGGCGGTGTAGTCCCCGACGACCTCTCCGGCGGCGTTGTAGAGCCAGCCCCAATAACGGAAGCTGTCGTCGCTCCAGAACAGCTCGCGGGCGACGTGCCGCGTCTTGTCGTACGCCTCCCCGCTGTAGATGTCTATAGTGCATTTCGCGCCCATGTCTCGATCTCCCTGTGTGGCCGCGCCCGTCCCCGGAAGGGCGGGCGGCGGCCCGTGTTTCAGACGGCGGCGGCGATGGACTCCGCGAACGTCCGCGCCTCGTCGCTCGCGCGGTTGTACCAGCACTTAGAGAAGCGCGACCACCTCCAGCCGTTCTCCTTGAGGCTCGCCAGCACGTCGTCGCCAGGGCGCGACGGGAAGCGAATCTCGATGCCGTTCCTCTCGCGGTTCTCGGACACCGTGGCGGCGATCCCGAACACGGTCCCGCGATCCTCCGGCGTGGCGGGCTCCGCGAACGCGACGCCCTGGCCGTCCCCGTCGATCCCGGTCACGACCGCGCCCACGGGAAGGGCGGTGTTCTGGAACGCGCGGAAGATGCGCTGCCGCTCGGCGTCGGTTTCGCGGCTCCACTTCGTACCGATCCCGGCGTACAGCGTCGCCTCGGTCGCGTCGCTCATGCTGCGCTGGCAATGTAGGAACTTCGTGCCGCCGAACACTTCGTTGAAGGCGCTCGGGTCGTAGTCCCAATAGTCGCCAGACTCCGCGTCCGCGTGTGAGTGCTGGTACTTCCCCGCGACCTTCTCCACCTCGTCGTGGCTCGGCCCGTCCTCCCAGTCCACGTCGATGCTGTTGCCGCCGGAGAAGCGCTTGGACGTGACGGAGAACTTCACGCCGGGAAACTTGCGCTTGAGCTCGACGCGGAGGTTCGCCGCGACCTGCGCGACGCGGAGGTATTCGCCCCTGTGCGGGAGATAGGCGTACTCGCGGCGGCACTCCGCGACAGCCGCCTCGTGCTCGCGCTTCGCCCTCTCGGCCTCCTGCCTCTCGCGCTCGGCGAGCTGGCGTCCGGCCTCGCGCAGCTCCTCCAGCCGCTCGTCCGTCAGGTCGGGCGCGTGGTCGAACGCCTCGCGCAGGGAGCCGATGCCCACGGCTTCGAGGTCGTTCGCGTCGATTTTGTACGTGCGGCCTTCTTCGTCTATCGCCTCCCAGACGGGGACGGCGGGAAGGGGGCGCATGACCTCGCCGTTCCTGTTGCCGAACATGGAGAACATGTTCGCGCCTCCTGCGGTTTCCCCCGTCATGCGCACGGCTGCGACATGGCGCGAATCGCACCCGCCGTAGCCCATCATGCGGTAGTACCACTTGCGCGGCTTGATCTCTACCCTGTTTTCCTGGTTGCTCATTGCTTGCTCCTTTTCTGCCGTGGTGTTCGGCTTTTGGTTTTTTGGTTGTGGTTTTGGCTTGTCCCCCTCGCGGCTCGGACTGGCTGCCCGGTCCCCTCAGAGAACACCTATATGATAGCATATTTTACCCTATCGCGCAATAGGGTATTTTTAATTATTTTTCGAGGGGCAAAACCCCCGTTTTTATTGGGGATTTCGGGGATTTTGGGGATGCGTCCCCGGAATCCCCGCGCACCGGGGCGGGGCGGAGGGCGGGCGGCGTCGAGATGAAAAAGCCCCGCAGGGCACCACCCCTGCGGGGCCGGGGATTGCTCCCCACCAAAACCACGCGGAGCAAACCGCGCGATCCCAAGCATTATACCAAATCGCCGCTTAACCCATCAAGGGTTGCAGGAGCCGTCCGCGCAGGAGCCGTCGGTGCAGTTCCCGTCCGTGCAGGGGAGGGTCGTCGAGGACGCCCCGGCGGACGCCGTGGAGCCCTTGTCAACGACGCCCTTGATGAGCGAGGCCGCCGCGTCGCCCAGGACGGAACCGACCGACTGCGCACCGCCGCCCGACTTGTTGACGGGAACCTCCACGTCGATGTCCGGCCTCACGTCCATTGTCGGCGTCGCGGTGGCCGTCGGGGAGACGGTTTCGCTTCCGTCGTTCGCGAGCGTCTGGGTGAAGAGCTCAAGCGAGGGGACGTCCTTCGAGCCGTCCGCCCGCACGATGCGGTTGCTGACCGTGCACTGCGACGCGACGACGACGATGCAGTCGCGGAAGTCGTTGTTCATCGTCTGCGAGCGCGAGGGCTGCTGCTGGTCGCCTGGTGCGACGCACCCCGCCACGAACAGCGCGAGCGCGAGACACGCGACAGCCGCCGCGCTGCGCTTCGTCTTTTTCGCGATCTTGATCCTGGCCGCCGCGAGCTTGCGCTCCGCCTTGTCCTTGCCCTTGATTGTCTTTCCCATCTTGTACCTCACTTTCTCCATGCTTCGATTGCGTTGCGGACGCAGGAAACGACACGCTCGACCTCCGAGCGCTCGACGCGGGAGTCCGCGAGCGTGTCGCGGGCCGCATAGAGCATGTCGCAGATCGCCTTGTAGTAGTTCGTCCACGGAGCCGGGACGTACTTCGCGTAGTAGTCGAGCTTGTCGCACACGGTGACGAGCCCGGAGTACGCGGCCTTGATGTTCTTCATCACGCCGTCGATGTCCGAGTACCAGGTGTACACGGAGTCGAGGATGTAGTCAACTACGTTCATCTCTGCGGACGTGCCGGGCGTGAACACGCCCTTGATCGCGGCCCAGAGGGTCTTTATGAGGCTGAGTTTCATTTGGTGTTTTCCTTTTGGTGTCTACGGATAGCCCACAAGTCAACGGGCAGGAAGGCCGTGTCGAGCGCGGCCTCGCAGGGGAGATCGACGAGCCAGACGGGCCACGTCAGCGTGAAGAACGCCGTCATTATGGCGTCGGGGCCCGACCGTTCCCTGAACGGGGCGGCCACCGCGTCTACCGCGACCGCCGCCGTGCAGTAGTACGGCTCCGGCGCGGAGACGTACGGCTGCCTCGTGCGCACCACCGCGTTGCAGCATCCGGCGACGGCGAGCGCGGCGCACGTGCCGAAGATGGCTGTTAGCTTCTTCATCAGTTGAGGAACGACTTGATGGCGTTGTTTACAATGTTTACGCCCATGCCGACGAGCGCACCGAGGATGAGGGCCTTCGCGCCCCATTTCAGGATCAGCCGCAGGACCTCGCCCCACTTCTCCTTTTCGGTTATGATTCGCGCCTCCATGTTCGTCATGCGGGAGCCGAAGTCGTGCGCGAGGTTTGCGACGGACGTGTTGATCTCGCGCATGGCCTCCGCGCCCTGCTTGAATCCGGCCTGCGTCTCCGCCCGGATGTTGGCGACGTCGCGCTCAAGCACAGTCACGCGCTCCTTCAGCTCGTTCTGCTGCGCCGCGAGGACGCATCCCTCTTCCGTTGCCCGCATACACATGTCCTTAGTCCTTTGCCGCAGCTTCGTTCAGTATCGCCTGGACGGCCTCGTCGCCGTAGGTCGCCTTCGCCCACGCAAGGCCCCTCTGGAAGGCGGGGTCGTCCTCGCGGAGCTCCTGCGCCATCACGAAGTCCTCGTATATGCCCTCCGACTCAAGCGCCGCCTTGACCGTCGGCCACTTGTCGCCGCAGGCCCGCTTGATTGAAAGCGGAGTCCACGTCTGCACGGGCGGAGTGTTCGCGCCCCAGCGGTCTTTGAGTAGCTTACCCATTTTCGATCTCTCCTTTCAGTGTGTTGAAGAATCTGTCCATGCGGCGGATGAGTCCGCGCGTGTTGCCCTTTGACATGCAGGAGCGGACGCACTCGTACGACCTCGCCGTCGCGCCCCTCGGAGCCTCCCCGCGCCGCTCCTTGTGCGCGAGCCTCCGAAGGCGCCTCCGTATCTCCTTGACGCGCTTCGGGTCGCGGCTCACGAGGACGCGGCCCGTCGGCGAGAGCCTGTACCAGAAGCCGAGGAACACCGCGCCGTCCCTCGCGTCCACCACGCGCGTCTTGTCCGGGTGGACCGTGAGCCCCACCTTCGCGCTCTCGCGCCGCACGGCGTCCAGGTACGCCTCCGCGTCCCTTCGCGGCATGAAGGCGTGTATGTCGTCCATGTAGTGGACGTAGAACCTCGCGCCGAACCGCTCCTTCATGCAGTGGTCGAGCCCGTCGAGGTAGGATATGCCCGCGATCTGCACCATCTGCGAGCCGGGGTTGTAGCCCGTCCCGCCCTTGTACTGGCGGTCGAGCGTACGGACGGCCATCGACGCGAACGGCTCCGGCGTCCGCCTCCTGAACATCGCGTTCGTGAGGTCGTGCCGCATCGTGCCGTAGTAGTCCTTGAAGTCAACGGCGACGATCACCAGGTCGTCGAGTCCGTACTTGAGGTACGCGCCGCGAAGGGCGCGGCGGTAGTAGTCCCGCGCCGCGTCCGTCCCCTTGCCCTTCTGGCAGGCGAAGTTCGCCCAGATCAGCGGGCGCGTCATGCTCGGGTAGAGCACGTTGTCGTTCAGCGAGCGCTGCAACACGCGGTCGCGAAGGCAGATGGCGATTGCCTCGCGCTTCTTCGGGTAGGTGAGGTGGACGGGATGCGTCCTCCCCTCCCTGTACGTGCCGCCCGCCAGGTCCCGCGCGAGCCGCACGGTCTGCTCCAGGACGTTGCGGCGGTAGTTCTGCGTCGAGTACTTCCAGCCGACTCCCCTAAAGCACTTGAACGCCGCCTCGTACAGCGCCTCGCACCCGAACACGGGCTTCTCCGCGATCTCGAAAAGAGGGGCGGCGGAACAGGCGGCCACGCCTTGGCGCTCCGCCGTCGCCGCCCGGTTGTTCTGTCCGCCGTCGGCGGACGTGGTTTTCGGCTCCCTGTGTTGGAGGATCGCCAACGACCTGCACATTCGACAGGCACTAACGGGCGAGGCACAACCAGTCGGGAACGCCCGCGTACGCGCTGCTCGCGTTGTTGTTGTTGAGGTTGCCCGTCGTGTTGACATTCCAAGCATTGTACGAGTTCCCCGTATTAGCCGAACGCAAGCGACAGTTGACCGCCGAGCGACGAGTTTAGCCTACGACCACTTCGGGCGGGGTCGCCCCCGTCCAAATCCTCTTTCTGCCTGGACGCGTAGTATTCCGCGAACCGCTTGCGGTCCGCCGCGTGCCAGGCCCTTGCCGCGTCTTTCAGCTCCACGGCCATGTTGGCCCAGAACCAGAACTTCGACGGCTTGCCGCGCAGCTTCGCGAAGAGCGACCGCGCGGCGCGTTGCAGCAGGAAGAACCGCTCGATCCCCGCGAGGGCGAACGTCTGGAGCTCCAGCCGCTCGTTCGCCGCCTCGACGCCCTCGCGGTAGTCTATCGCGTTCGCCGTGTGTATCTTCCCCCAGACGTCCAGCGCAGTCTCGTATATCGAGATGCAGGTCATGTCGCGGAAGTCCTGCGCCGGGTTGAAGTACTTGGGGTTCGACATGATGCGGACGGTATGGTAGAACAGCTTCTCCGCAAGCACCTCCGCCTGTAGGACGGTGGGCTTGTGGTCCGAAGCGTGGTATTCCGCCCTGCCCATTTCTCCCTGCTGCCTTTCGTTTCGTGGCGGCTCGCAAGCTCGCCGCCGATTGCCGGATTACCAGATTACACAGGTGGGAACGCCCGCGTACGCGCTGCTCGCGCCGTAGCCGTTGTAGAGGAGGCCCGTCGTAGTGACAAACCAAGCACTGTACGAGTACCCCGTAAAAGCCGAACGCAAGCGACAGGAGACCGCCGAGCTCGAACGGTTGCGCTGAATCCTCGTGGTGCATACCGCACCGCCAGTGGCGGCGCTGCTTCGGTCGTCGTCCGTCGGCGAAGTCTCGCCAGTGAGCCCCAGCGTCTCCGCCATGTACTCGTCGGCGATCTGCTTCCAGTACGGGAAGTAGTCGCCCTCGCCGCCGTTGTCGCCGCCGTACATCTGGCGGCGGGACGGAAGCCAGAAGGTGTCGAGCGTTTCGTACAGGCCCGTCGCCGAGTCGAGGTTCGAGTTGGACTTCGTGTACACCTTGACCTTGTGCGCGACGGCGAGGAGGTTGGAGGAGCACCCCGCCATGTAGCCGCGCACCGTGTAGGCGTTCGACGGCGGGACCTGGCCGACGTGCCCCTGCGTCCACCACGTCCCCTTGCGGGCGGAGGAGTTCAGGTACTGCCGGAACGTGGAGTAGTCCCAGCGGTTGTGGCCGTAGCGGATGATGTTGCGCGTCCTTCCGACGTCCGACGACTTGTAGGTGGAGTTCTTGAACACGAGCTTGTACGACGAGTACGGGATCGCGTCGCCGCCGGAGAGGTCGCAATCGACGAGCCAGGTCGCGTTGTCGAGGATGTCCCACGACTGCGCCGCCCACTTCGCCGTCCCGGCCCAGTCGCCCGTCGTCGCGCCCGTGCACTTCCAGAGGCGCGTCGCCGTGCCGTCGTTGTAGAACACGAGGTCGTCGGCGGAGTAGGACACGGACGTGTCGTACGCGGCTATGCCGTCGTTGCCGACGAGCGACCAGTTCGTCGTGCCCGTCCAGCTGCCCGCCGTCGTGATCGCGGTCTTGCACCGCCATATCTGCCCGTTGTAGGTCGCGAACGCGCCGACGACGTACGTATCGGTGTCCGCGAACGCGGGGCAGGGGAAGCCGAAGTAGTGGACGCCGGATACGGCCTGCGCCTCCGTCGCGACCTCCTGGTTCGGGGAGTCGAAAACGAGGGAGTCTATCGTCGCGTACTTGCGCTGCATCACGCAGCCGAGGTGCGCCTCGCCGAGCTCGTTCGTGAACACGTCCACGTCCACGCAGACCATCGGGTCGTCGTAGGTCGTGGACTCGTCGTCGCTGACCCACGTGTCGGGTATCTCGATGCCGACGAGGTTGCGGCGGGCGGGCTCGCGCTTCATGCCGAACAGGGCCAGCGTCTCGCACAGCTCCGCGTACGTGTCAACGCCCGTGACGTCCACGTGGTTCTCGTCGTAGTAGGTGAACGAGAGCGACGTCCTGGTGTTGGCGACGCCGGACTGCGCCCCCGTCGTCACCTTCGGGCCGAAGTGGTCGCCCAGCTCGTCGGATATGGCGACGTAGTACTGGAATCCCCTCGGGACCGTGAAGGACACCGGGCCGCCGTCGTACACAGCCGTGTCGCGCGGCGAGCCCGTGGCGTCCGTCCCCTCGTAGATGGCGACAGTCTGGTTCGTGACGGTCACGCCGTCGAGCGTCGCCGCACTCACCACCACGGTGACGTAGGCGTCCACGGCCTTGTCGAACACGTCCGCCAGCGTCTGCGCGGGGTTGTACGCGCCGACGTAGAGCTTGCCCGTCACCTGGTCCGCGACGCGCACCACGTTGTTGGACGCGTCGATGTAGATCGTGACGAGGTAGAGCGACTGCGCCGCGCCCACGCCCGCCGTGTCGAAGAACACATGCTGCCCGGCGGCGTTGATCGCGTCGAGGCGCGAGGAGATGGAGCCCATCGTCTCCGAGCCGTCCGCGAGGCGCACGACCGTGACGGCATCCGCCCGGAGCGCGGCGATCTCCGCCGCGTTCGTTGCGACGTTCTCCGCGATGGCCTCCAGGTTCGTCGCGACGTCCTCGACGGTGGCGGCCCTGTAGTTGCCGATGTAGACCTCCTGCATGGGCAGGTAGTTGCCGGAGCTGGTGTCGTACGACGCGATCTTGCCGTCCTGCGTCTTGATGAGTATGTCCTGCGTCGGCGGGAGCCCTCCCAGATGGCCGTTGATGTTCGACGCGAACTGCTGCACCGTGTCGCCCCAGACGTCGCTCACGGGGATGTCAGCCGCAGTCGGCCCCGTCGCGGCCTTCGCCCAGTCGCCGAGGGATTTGTACTGCCACAGGCCGCTGTCCTTGTAGCCGTAGTCGGGCTGTCCATCGGAACGCACGGAAGGGCAGGACGGGTCGGCGGCCACGAAGTCCGCCGTAAGGTTTGCGTTAGACACGACGCACGATACCCCGTTCGTGGTGTAGATGCTCTCGTCGTAGCCGACTCCGGGCGAGGCGACGACAATAAACGAATTGGTGCCAAGGATGGCGTTGTACGCGTGTGCCCCGCCCGTGACATGCGGATTGGAGACGGTCTTCGCTATGATCGTATTGTGGCCGCCGCCCGGACCTCCGTACTTCTCGAAGAAGTCAACCTCGAACAGGCAATGGTCGGCGTAGCTCGACGAGCTGTATATCAAATACTCGCAGGGCGAGAAGTCGTTGTCCCAGACGTGGCAGCGCGTCAGCCTCGCATACTGTCTGTCGCCACCCCATCCGCCGAACGCCGCACTTGCCGCCTGTCCTTCGACCGCGCACGAAAGTCTGTTGCCGTGTATGTCGCAGTCCTCGAACTCGCCCGCGAGCCACGCCATGTGAACCTTGCTATGGTTGCCCGTGATGTCGCACCGCTTGAACTTTATGCCGTCCGTCATCGCGTACTGCCAGTTGTTGTAGCTCGCCCGCAGCTTGCGGTTGAAGCGCGTCACCGTCCATCCGTCAATCGTGAAGGGGAATCCGCTGGAGCACCGCATGGGCGTGTCGTTCGTGCCGCCCGCGCCCCCGCGTATAGCGCCGCTGGCACCGTCGAGGATTGTGTCGCCCCTGTCGCCCGTCGCCACAAACGCTATGCCGTTAGTCAGCGAGGAATACAGCTCGACGGGTGCGTAGATGCCCTCCGCGACGGCCACCACGATCTCGTTCGACGCGTTGAGCGTGCCGTTTGTCACGGCGCAATAGGCGGCGTTGTACGCCCCTGCAAGGGTCTTCACCGCGCTCGTCGGGGAAAGGCCGTCGTTCGCGTCGCTGCCGTCGAAGGCGGAGAGCCACACGTGCGCGTCCGCCTTCTCGAACGCGAGCCTGTTCGCCGCCGTCGTCTCGATCTTGTGGTCCACGAGCTCGCGCATCGTCCCCGCCGTGTAGGAGAGCGGCGCGAGGACGGACGGCTTCGACGGGTCGGGCGAGAGGTAGAACTCGTCGCGGGCCTTGTCGAGGTAGAGCTGGCCGTTGATCTGCGTCCGCCACGACACGTTGCTCGCCCGCTGCCCGGCGTACGGCCCGATGAAAACGCAGTTGTCGCAGTCCGAGGCGTTCGCCATAGACGCCGCGCCCGCCGAGAAGCAGTTGGAGAGGCGCTCCGCCCCGTACCCCGCCATGATGCCGAGGAACGTCGAGCGGTAGATGCTGGACGCGTTCTGCCCCGCCTTCGCGCCGAAGAACTCGCTCTGCGAGCCGTTGGCGTCCTGCCCGGAGCTGCTTCCGAGCCACGTCAGCCAGTCGCCGGAAGGCGGGGTGGCGAACAGCCAGAGCGCGGCGAGCGCGAACAGTATTGTCAGTAGTGCGGTCTTGGTTCTCATGTTTCCTCCTGTGGTTTTGTTATAGTCCTCCGACGACGACAACGGTTGTGCCGTCCTTGTTCGTGTACCATATCAGGTCGCCCGTTATCGGGTCGGTCCCGTATGGCGCGGACGTGTCCATGTCCGGCGGGGCGGGGCGGCTCCCGCTGCCGCCAGGATCGCCCTCGCCGTCGTCGCCGATGTTGGGAAGGCTGCTGTCGTCGCTGTTGTCGCCGTTGCTCGTGCCTCCGTTGTTTCCGCTCGCGGCGGCTTCGCCCGGATCGCCCTTGTCCCCCTTGTCGCCTTTTTCGCCCTGCGGCCCAGGTTCGCCGGGGTCGCCCTTACAGGCGTCGGGGTTGTCCGTAAGATACACGCTCCAGTAGTTTTCGTAGAACGTCGCCAAATCCTGCTGTGTCGGCGAGTCGCCCTTGTCGCCTTTATCGCCTTTGTCCCCCTTGTCGCCCTTATCTCCCTTGTCGCCCTTGTCGCCTTTTTCACCCTTGAGCGATTCCTTCTGCGCCGTGGTGAGGGAGTCGAAGGACACCGTGCCGTCCTCGCCCTTGTCGCCCTTGTCGCCTTTATCACCCTTGTCGCCTTTATCGCCCTTGTCTCCCTTGTCGCCTTTTTCACCCTTGGCTCCGTCGATTCCGTCCACGCCGTCCACGCCGTCGCGTCCGGGATCGCCCTTGTCGCCCTTGGCTCCGGGGAGTCCCATCAAGCCCTGGTCGCCTTTGTCGCCCTTGTCGCCTTTATCGCCCTTGTCGCCTTTTTCGCCTTTCTCTCCGGCGTCGCCCTTGTCGCCTTTATCGCCTTTGTCGCCTTTTTCGCCGTCGTCGCCCTTGTCGCCTTTCTCTCCCTTCTCGCCATCCTTGCCATCCTTGCCGTCGATACCGTCGCGGCCATCGACGCCATCGACGCCATCGCGTCCGGCGTCGCCTTTTTCCCCCTTGTCGCCTTTGTCGCCCTTGGCCCCGGTGTCGCCCTTGTCGCCTTTATCGCCTTTGTCGCCCTTATCTCCCTTGTCGCCCTTGGCTCCATCCTTTCCGTCCACGCCGTCGCGACCGTCCTTTCCGTCCACACCGTCGCGACCGTCCACGCCGTCTATGCCGTCGCGACCGTTCTTGCCATTGGTTCCGTCCTTGCCGTTCGCCCCGTCTTTTCCGGCGTCGCCCTTGTCGCCTTTCTCGCCCTTGAGCGAATCCTTGATGGAGTCGATGTACGACTGCACGGCTTCGGCGATCTGCTCCGGGCTTGCGTCCGCGCCGTCCTTTCCGTCCTTCCCGTCCCTGCCGTCGCGTCCGTCGGCTCCGGCTGCGCCCGTGTCGCCTTTCTCTCCCTTCATGGCCTCCGGGTCACACTCGCAGGAGTTGATCTCCCCCATCTTGAGCCAAAGATCGACGATTGCAGAATTTACGCTCAACACGAAAGTCCGCGCGTCCTCCCTCGCCTGTGTCCAGCTCTGGGAACTCGGGTCCCAGTCTTGTATGTCCGGGTTGCCCCCCATGTCAACGCCGGATGCCGACAGTCCGAGAAGGGCGGCGAATACGATTGCTGCAATACGTTTCATGTCACTCCTCCTCGCCGTAAAGCATTTTCCGGTAAACGCTGTCGCTCACGTAGGTAAGCCGAATCGAGAGCTTGCGCGTCGGGTTGGAAGTCGAACGATACCACCATTTCCCGTCCGCGAGTTTTTCCGGCAGGAATGTCTCGCCGTTGAGCGCAAACGTGGAAAGCTCCTCCTCTCCGTTCGCGGTGAAGGTAAAATGCGCGGCGGGAACGGCAAAAGAGCGCAGAATGTACTGCGTTCCATTTGTCTCTGCGCAGACAAAGCCGACTGGCGCCTCGATCTCCGCAACCTTGCTTTTCGTGACAACAACGCATGGCCTCGTAAGCGGCTCAACGGTCGCAAGTGAACTCACGTTCGTAAGCACAGCCGTGAAAACTTCGTTGGTGATGAACTCCATCGTGAGCATGGACGCGGCGAGCCTGGCGACCTTCTGGTAGCCCGTCCAGCACGTCGGCATGTACGACACGCCGTTGTTGACGTTGACGCGAAGGCTCCCGCGCCCCCACTCCTCCGAGCGCCTGTCCTTCATGGCGTTGATCTGCACGGTGTACCGCCCGTTCGTCGGGATCGAGGACGCCGGGATGTCGAACAGCACCGTGTTGTACCCTGCCGCGATGCCCTCGACGACGCACCCGGACGTCGTTCCGCCCAGGACGAGCGCGACGTCCCAGCCCGCCACGGGGAACTCCTCCCCGCCGCGCAGGACGGCGGCGAGCACCGCGTTGTCGCAGTACTCCGTCCACGTAAGCGATATGGCCGTGTTCTTCCTCGCGAGGTCGAGCGCGAGCGCGGTCTGGCTGCCCGCCGCAAGCAGTGTCTGTGCGGCGAGAAGGGCGGCCGCAAAAACAAAAATCTTGTTCGTCCTTTCCATAGTTTCCTCCTTGAATAGTTATGTTGTCAAACTGCGCCGCCGCCGCCGTCGGCGTATATCTGCACGTCGCCCTGGTTGTCAAACCCGGTCACGAGCCCATTCTTGATCGTGATGAAAACCTTGTCGCCGTGCGTGTACCCGTCTGCGGCAAGGTAGGTGTTCATGTACACCTTGGCGTTGCTCACCGACACGCCTTTCTCCTCCTCCGGCCCGCCGCGCCCGTTCTTGAGCACGTCGGCGACGATGTTCTTCACCCAGTCGGGGTTGACGGAGTACGTCTCGCCGTTGCGCCCGACGGAGTTCCCATCGAGCAGGATGTCGAGGAGAAGCCGCGCCTTCTTGATGTCGGAGCGCGTGAGCCCGCGCCTGTCGAGCCTCTGCGCGACGAGCGAGAAAACGACGTCCTCGTTTATGTCCAGCCCCACCGAGCCGTCGTCCGTCGGGTTGAGGGTGTTCTTGACCTGGATCGTGCCGTTCGGGGAGTGGACGCCAGCGAGCCACGAGACGACCGCGTTCGCCCACTTCTTCGGGAAGCGGAAGAGGGCGCTCCCTGTCCTGAACTTGTGTATCGTGCCGCCCATGCCCGCTCCTATACGGTTGTGGTGTGGTCGTTCCCGGCATACCATCCCGTGCCGGAGCTCGATGTCGTCTTGTTGGGGCTGTCCCAGTCGTAGACCTTCGTCACTATCGTGACCGACCAGCCGTCCTCCGCGCTGACATACCTCGCGCTTGCGGACTTCTGCGTCCCGAGCGGGAGATACGCCCACGCCGTCACCATCCACTGCGCCTGCGCACCTGGGCTGGACGACGTGTTGAGCTGCTGCCAGTACTGTATCATCCCGTTCTGCACTGCGTCGCCCTGGTTGGCGTTGACAATCGCCTCCGCGTGTGCCTGGGTGTCGATGTTCCGCACCTCCGTGGTCGTCGTCGATACCACCGAGTAGACGTCCCACACGACGTGCGAGGTCGCCCTGTCGTACGAGAGGACGCGGGAAGTGCCGGAGCTCGTGAGCGTCGCGGCGTTCCCGTCCTCGTCGAGCCGCGTCGTCGTCCACCCGTTCTGCGTCGGCGACGGCGAGACGGAGTACGTCACCGTCTCCGTCGTGACCGTCCAGCCGTCGGCCTCGTTCGCCCTCGACGCGGTCTTTGTCGTGCGCGTCCCGGACACCTTCGCCGTGAACGAGTACGTGCGCCCGTCGATGTGCTTGTAGTACACCTCCTCGACGGACGTATCGACGACCCCCGCGAGCGCGAGCGCGGCAGCCTTCGTCAGCCCGCGCGTCTGCGAAGTCTCCGCGACCTCGGTCTGCCGGATCGTCGTCTGCCCGCTCCGCGAGAAGAGTATCACCGAAGTGGGCGTCTTTGCCGTATCGACGGCGGCCCCCGTTGTGCTCCAGCTCATTCGTCGCCTCCGTTCTCCATTTCGCCCTGTATCGCCTCCAGCGCGTCGGCGGCCCGCTCCGCCGCCTCCGTCGCCCGCGCGAGGTTGCGGTTGGCCTCCCGCTGCTCGTCCTCGGCGAGCGCGACGCGCATGGCCGCCTCGCTGTCAACGGACAGGGACTTCCTGCTGCGCCACTCCGCGAACTGCCGCTCCACCGCTTCCATGCCCTCGTCCATGAGGAGCCGCCTCGCGTCCTTGTACTTGTCGGCGTCGTGGCCCGTCATCAGCGACTGCCTGTCCTTCTCGTACCGCTTCCGCGCCTCCGCGTCGAGGTTCATCTCCGATATGTGCGCCTCAAGCCGCCCACGGTCCTTGTAGAAGCCCCAGGCCTCGTCCATCCTCGCCTGGGCCGCCTGGACGCGCTGCGCCGCCGCGCTCTGGACGCGGCCCATCGCCCGCACCTCCTCCTCGGCGTCGTGTATGCGCTGGCGGTGAAGCCGCTCGTCGAGCCTTGCCTGTGCGAGCGCGTCGCGCTCACGCTGGCGGGCGGCCTCCTCCTCCAGCCGCTCCAGCTCCTCGTAGTACCTGTGCCACGCCTCCTCCTCGTCGCGCAGCATCTCGATGTCGAAGTCGGTAGCCGTGTTCTCCGCCTCTATCCCCGCGTCCTTCGCCTTCTCCACGGCCTTCTCGCGGCGGTGCGCGAAGTCCTCCAGGTCGGATATGATGTCGTCGTACTGCTCCTTGAGGCGGTCGCGCCGCTCCTTGAGTTTCCTGTACTCCTCGTCCCCGGCCTGCCAGCTCTCGTACGCCGACGCCTTCTCCTCGTCCGTCAGGGCGACCCTGTGCTCGATCACCGCGCCGGAGATGAACGAGCGGGAGTCAACCTTCGTCGCCTTCGCGAGCTCCGCCCGCTTCGCCTCTTCGAGCCGCGTCACCTCCTTGTCCATCTCGGCGAGCTGCGCCTCGATCTTGGACTTCGGCCCCTGTAGCTTCGCCTCCAGCTTCGCGAGGAACGCCGCCCTGTCCGTCTCGCCCTCCATCTCGACCTGCGCCCGTGCGATCTCCGCCCGCGCCCGTATCTCGGCCTTCTGCGCGTCGAAGTCGCGGTTCACGTCGTCGCGGGCCGCCCCGGTCTTGCCGCTGAGCGCCTGGATGCGGGCGAGCTCCAGCTCCTGCTCCTGTAGCTTCTTGTTCTGCTCGATGAGCTTCTTCTTGCGCTCGATCTCGCCGTCGAGCCGCCTCTCGTGGTCGCGCAGCTCCTTGTTGACCTCCTTCTGCGCGTCGCCGACGTCCTTCAAGTGCTTCTCGAATCTGAGGTTCTTGATCTCCTCCATTCGCTGCTTCTGCTCGCGCCACCAGCGGACGCACTTCGTGACGAGCTCCGTCAGCGCGTACACGGCGACGGATATGCCCGTGAGGGCCGCGGCGGACAGCCCCAGCGCCTTTATGCGCCCCAGCACGTAGGTGAACGCCCGCCCCAGCGCGTAGACGTTGCCGTTCAGCGCGGACACCGCGAAGTGCGCGGCCCGCATCCCGCCCCGCACCTCCTTCGCCGCCTCCGCGCCGCTCGTCCCGGTCTTGACGAGGTTCGCCCGCAGGATCTCCACGCCGTGGTCGATCCCCTTGGCGGACATCTTGACGTCCTCCATCGACCGCCGGAAGTGGTCGAGCAAATCCTCGAAGCCCTTGCCCGTCCTGTTGAAGTTGTTCAGCCGCCGCTCCAGGGTGTCGTACACGTCGTTGAACCGCTCGCCCGTGACGCCCATGCGGTCCATCGCCTTGGAAACCGCGTCGAGCACCGCCTCCGTGTGGATGAACTTCTCGTCCACGCGCACGTTGTTGACGGCCTCCTTCGTCTGGCTCATGGCGGACGTGACCGTCGCCGCGAGCCCCCGGAACTTCTCCGACACCGAGTTGAGGACGGCGGACGCGGCGTCCCTCGCCCTGATGACGTACTCCAAAACGTGGTTAGCCATTCGCCGCCTCCGACTTCTCCCTCTCGATCCTGTCCTTTATCGACTTCTTGAGCCGCGCAAGCGCGTTGATCGCGTCGTCCAGCTCGTCGCGGACGCGGACCGACCTCTCGCCGGACGCGGCCTTCTCGAACCTCCGCAGCTCCGCGTACGCGACGGACACGTGCCTCGCCGTCCTGCCCCACACCCACTCGTCGCGGCGTATGCCCGACGACGCCTCAAGGCGGGCGACGATCCTGCGCCAGTCCGCCGCCGCCGCCTCGCGCTCTTTCCGGCTCTCCGACGGCCCCGCGTCGCGGAGCCCCAGGCACCTGTTCATGGCGTCCTTGAGCGCGTCCATCGAGAAGGCGAAGCGCAGGCACGTGAGGACGATCCGCCGCGTCGCCTCCGCCTCCGTCCGCGCCAGCGCGAACGCCTCCGGGTCGTGGGCGTGCACCATCGCGTACGCCATCGCCCAGAAGTAGCGGCGGTACTTGCCGCACCTGCCCCACCAGCGGTTCGCGTACTCGTCGAGCCAGACGGACGCGCCGACCGTGAGGGGATGGAGGGCGACGCCGTTAAGCTCCACGGCGTCGCCCAACAGCTCGGCGTTGGCCGCCGAATAGGGGTTGTCGATGCGGCGGCAGCAGTCCACGAACGCGGCCACCTCGTCCGCCGTCAGGCGGTCGAGGGACAGCCCGAACCTCTCGCGGAGGTCGTCGAGCTCCGACTGGAGGCGGCCGTTTTCCATGACGGCTGCCCCTTACGGCGAGGTTGGCGCGACATAGTGCGCGACGTGGTGGGTCGCCGTGAGCGAGGTAGTCGTCGCCTGGGTGTTGCCGTTCGACTTGGAGAAGCTGTCGTCCGTCCAGGCGGAGTTGAGGTCGTAGTCCGTCGAGGGATCGACGTCGCCCGTGAACTCGGCGGTAAGCGTCTCCGTGCCGTCGTAGTTGTCGCCCGCGAGGTGTCCGCCCGACGCGTCCATCTCGTCAACGTGGTTGACCGAGAGGGCGAGCGAGAGCCCGCGCATACCGACCACCGCGCCGCTGTCGAGCTCGAAGATCGCGTCCTCGTTTTCGTCCGCCGCCGGGATCACCGAGGGGACGCCTATCGAACGCGCGGGGACCTTGAACGACGGGTTGTAGACGCGGCAGTTCGCGTCCGCCGCGCCGTCAACGTGCTTGTGCGCGTTGAGCGAGAGCGTCGGGAAGCCCGTCTGCGAGTACGCGACCGTCCAGTTGTCGATGTGGTAGCCGCCCGTCACCGTCCCGACCGCCGGGACCGCGAGAAAGCCCGTGAACTTCTTCGCGACGTAGGTAAACGTGCCGGAGTCCGCCGCGTTGTACTGCGCGTGCGCGAACTCGTCGCCGTCCTTTGTGAGCGCCTGCGCCCGCTGCTTCGTGCGGTTGGGGTTCGGCCCGGTCTGGATTTCCCAGTCAGCGAGGCTGAACGGGTCCGTCGTGTCGAAGAACTTTACTGTTCCTGCCATGTCTGCTCCTTTCGGTTTGTTGTCCTGAAGATAGCCGCCGTGTCAAGCGGGCTAAATCGGAAGGTCGGCGTCGCTCCCTCCCGTAAAGCCGCCCTCCGGCGGATTCTCCGGCGCGACGTTCGGAAGGTCCCCGTCGTCGCCTCCCGTGAAGCCGCCTTCCTGCCCGGCGCACCCGGAGCCCTGGCCCCCGCCAGCGTCGCCCCCGCCCTCCGGCGGAGCCTCCTCCGAGCCGTCCACGGGGGCCGTCTCGCTCGCGACGAAAACGATGTCGAAGAGCACGGTGCACGTCCACGTCGGGACGCTCCCCGTGTTCGAGCCGACGATCTCCGACCTCGCGATCTTCGACACCGCGCCCGCGACCGGGCGTATGCGAAGGACGCACACGTTCGTGTCCTCGCGGAGCTGGTCGTCCGCCGAGTAGTCCGCGTTCACCGGGAACGCCTCGATGAGCCGCATGATCCACGTCTGCAACACGTGGCGGTCGCGGTTGTACATGACGAGCGATCCCGTGAAGTAGTGCCCCACGGCGTTGAAGCCCATCGTCGCCCCGTCGCCGAGCTCGCCTATGTCGAACACCGCCGAATCGGGCAGCCCGTTCGCGATCCCGACTACGCCAGTCCTCCCCGGCTGTAGGTCGAGCACCGCGAACACACGCGCCGCGCAGGCGTCCTCCGCCTGGGTCAGCGAATCCTGGTAGCTGTCTGGGTTCTGCATCTACTTTGCCTCCTTGATCGCCTTTGCGATTGCGTGGTCGAAAATCCTGTCGATGTCGCCGTTCTTCTCGTGCGTCTCGACTGCCCGCTCTATGAACTTCTCGCGGGCCTGCTGCCCCTTGGCAATCGTGCCCGGCCCCCTGTTGTGCCACGTCACGCCGCGCTCGTCGTGTATGCGCTTGGCGTACTTCCCCGCGTAGGAGTTGTCCCGGACGAACACCGTGCAGCTGTCAGCCGACACGGAGAACTCTATCGACTTTTCGAGCCCGCCCGGCGCGAAGTTCCGCCTGTCCGTCTGCTTCTTGCGCTTGAGCGTCCGCGAGAACTCCTCCTTCGTCGGGCTCCTCGGCGCGTACAGCTTCGCCGTGTCCACGACTATGCGCCCGCACCTCGGAAGGGCCTCCTTCGCGGCCCTCTCGGCTATCCTCCGGGCGTCCGCGAGCGACGCCTTGATGCCGTCCGCGCCCCGCGCCTCTATCTCGCAGTCCATACGGAGATAGCCCGCGAGTCTACGCGCCCATGAGCCTCCGTATCGCCTCCGCCGTCACGCGCTCCCTGTCGAGCGTCATCACGTGCCCGTCGAAACCCTCCGCGCCCGGCTTCCTCTTCGTGCCCTTGGTCGGCGCGAACTCCACGACGTGGCCGTGCCCGGCGAGCCTCACGACCTCCTCGTCCGTCAGCCCGTCCGCCGCGTCCTCCGTCCCCTCGAAGGGCAGCCCGTTCCTGATCGCCTCCCGCACCCGCTCGCGCGAGACTGCGGCGACGGCCTCCTCCCTGCCGATCCCGCGCTGGCGCATCTCCCTCCCCACGGCGAGGTCGAACGCCTGGCGGAGCGGGTCGTCCGCCTCGTTCGGCGGCGGCACTCCGCGCTGCGCCTCGATCTCGTCCGCGTCCGCCGTCTCGTCCACCGCCTCCAGGGTGTGGACGCAGTTCGGGTGGAAGCATCCCGCGTCCTTCGCCTCGTCGTACGTCGGGAAGCCCGCCGTCGCGCCCGTGGCGGAGAGTATGCGCCCCTCCCAGGGCTTGCACTCCTCGCAGTGCGGGTCGCCGCCGAGCGACACCCTCACGAGGTCCGAGCCGGACGCCTTCGCCAGGTTCGCGCAGAGCAGGTCGTTGTAGACGCGCATCGCGTTCGTCCGCGCGTTCATCGCCATGTACGTCCGCGTGTTCCACTTCCGCCCCGCCGAGTCCGTGAACACGTAGGCGGAGCCGTCCCCGGCGGCGGACTGCCATTTCTCGTCTATGAGGCGGGCGAGCGACTTCATCGACCCGCCCGCGACCGCGTTCTCCCGGAAGGCGTCAACGACCGCCGAGCGAAGGCGCACGACGACGTTCCGCGCCATCTTGTCCGTGAACACCGCCGCCAGGTTCTCGCCCTGCTGCGGCGATATGAGGGCGATCACCTCCTCGGCGTGCTCGCGCGAGTACCTGACCTTCACCCCCGTTGCGTCCGCCGCCCTGTCTGCGGCCATGCGCCCCGCGAAGTTGAGGTTCGCCCGCAGGATGTCGTCGAGCCGCTTGGAGAGCTTCGCCATCCTGTCCGCGACGACCCCGTAGGCGCGGTTGCGCTCCCTCGCCGACGAGCCGACGTCCGCCTCCCTCGCGAGAAGCGACAGCTCCGCCCGGATCGCGTGGATCGCCTCGCGCACCACCGCGTCCGCCTTCTTCGCCGCGGAGTCCGCCTTTTCGACGAGCCTCCGAAGCTGCGGGGGAAGGGGCGACTCCTTCATGTCACGAACCGTTGCGGGTCACGACACCGAGCCGTCCGAGCCACGAGAGGGCGCGGGGGCTCCACTGTCCGGCGCTCCCCGCGAGCGTGAACGCGGGCGAGCGCTGGTCCTCCTGGTCGAGCGACGGGACCATAGACCCCGTGCCGCCCGTCGGCTGCGCGTCGCGGAGGAGGGTGTAGAGCGCCTGTTCGTACGCCGCGAACTCCTCGCGGGTCGCGTCGCCCATCTGGTACTCCGGCTCGTCCTCGCGGAGCGGGCGTCCGAGGGCGCGGGAGAACTCCCGCTTCGCCATCTCGACCGCCGACTCCTTCTGCTCCGTGGAATACTCCGCCCACTTCGCCGAGAGGGTCGTGCCCTTGAAGTACTTCGACGCGCCTTCTGCCGTGATCGCCATCAGACGCCTCCCTTCGCGGCGGGCTTCTTCGCCTTCGCCTTGCTCGGCCTTCTGCGGGTCGGCTTCTGGGGCTTGCGCCCGCTGCCCGCCTCCTGGCCCTGTGGCGCGTCCGCGCCCGTGGGGGTGTCCTCGCCCGCCTGGCCCGCTCCGCGCTCCCCTGCGGCCTCCTGGCGGCCTCCTGGCGCGTCCTGCGCCTCGTCCGGCAAGCTGGCGTCGTCGGGAAGGTCGCCCGGACCCTGCGGATTGTCGCCCTCCGGGGGCTTCGGGGGCTTCGGCGGCTTCTTCCCCGCCTTCGCGCCCGGCCCGTAGATTTCCGCGAACCTGCGGCGGAACGCCTCCGGGGTGTCCTGCTTGTTCCGCTCTTCGCGCTGGCTCTCCAGTCTCTTGACTGCCGCTATGAGGTTGTCCATAGTCTGTCCTCGTGTGGTTTTTGGTTTTCCTGCGTTCGGCTAATACGGGGAACCCGAAAAAACAGCCCCAGCCCGACAGGGGCCGGGGCGTTTTGCGCGTCGCGGCGGGGCTACTCCTCGCCGCTTCCGCCTTCGCCTTCGTTTTCGGACTCGCCCGCGCCCTCGCCTTCCTCTTCGTCCTCCTCCTCGTCGGGGAGAAGGGCGTCGAGCGCGGCGCGTTCGGTCGTCGCGTCCTCCTCGGCGTCCACCTTGGCGAGATACGCGGCGGCGGCGGCCTGGAGCGCGGCAAGCGCCGCCTCCGCCTCGTCGCGCTGCGAGATCGCCTGGTTCTTCGCCGACAGTGCCTGGTCGCGGACCTGCACCGCGCTGGCGCGGTCGGCTATGGCCTGGTCGCGGGCGGTGATCGCCGCCTGTAGCGCCGTCTCCTTGGCGGCAAGCTCGGACGCGAGGTTCGAGGGCTCGGCGACGGTATCGCCCGCCTCCACCTTCGCCTTGATCGTCGCAAGCGCCGTGCTTGGCATGTTGAAGCTCATGTCGTGCCTCCTGTACCTTGTGCGCCCGCGCGGGCGGCGTCCGCGAAGGGGCCGCCCGCGAAGGCGTCGGATTAGGCGATCTTGACGAGGAGCTTCACGGCCCGGATTTCCTTCGGGTCGTAGACGCGCGTCCAGTTGGAGGCCGTCGCGAGCTCCGTGTTGGTCGGGCCGCCGTCCTTCTCGGCCTCGCCAGTCCACTTGTAGCCGCGGAGGTGGAGGATCGAGGCGGTGCGGGAGATCAGGAGGTCGTTGCCCTTGAGCTTCTCGCGGTCCGTCTCGAAGGGGACCTTCTCCGGCACGGGGTTGTACGCGACCGCGCCGCGACCGAACAGGTAGATCGTCGCCACGCCAGTGGAGGGGTTGTACGGCATGTTGTCGTCAACCACGATGTCGCGCCCGTTGTAGCGGGGGAGGGTGGCCGCGCCTTCGCTCGCGCGGTAGAGCGCGGCGTTGGTGTCCATGCCGGACAGGTACGTCTCGACCGCCGAGTGCATCGCAATCGCGGTGAGCTCCAGCTTGCGGTCGCCGAGCTTCTGGGCGCCGAGCATGATGTCGGTCTTGCCCATCGTGTTGGCGGAGAGGTCGAGGACGAGCGAGTTGCTGTCCGCCGCCGCGTTCCTGCCGAACACGCCGTTCAGCACCGAGACGAGGCGCTTCTGGTGCATCTTGTTCCAGTACGAGACGAGCTGGGTCGCGATCTGCGCCATCGGGTCCTTGCCGGAGAGGTCGGCGGAGAGGTCCGTCGCCCCGAAGGCCTTGCCGCGGCGGCAGATGACCGCCACGTCCGTGGCCGCGTCGATCTTGTCGGGCGTGAGCGCGGTATCCTCCTCCAGAACCTCGTCGTCGCTCGCCGAGTCGAGGGTGTTGAAGAAGGGCAGCGTCACCGTCTTGCCAGAGACGGAAGCCGCGCAGCGCCTCGCGATCTCCGCGTCCTGCGCGGCGATCCCGGAGCGGAAGAGGAAGGACTGCTCGATCATCTGCCGACCGAAGTATTCTGCGAACATCGGCGTCTGCACGAGGTCCGCGATAAGAGTCATGCTCATTTGTGTTTCTCCGTTTTAGGGGTTGTCGTTTCTGCCGCGCCGCCCCTACTTCCCGTCGGCGGACTCCTTCGCCGCCTCCGCTTGCAGGGACTTCGCGAGTTCGGGGTTCGAGCCCATGAGCTTGATCCCCTCCGTCAGGTTGAAGGACTTCTTGCTGAACGGGTTCGGGCCCTGGTAGCCGCCCGTGTTCGGGTCGCCCTGGGTCCCCACCCCTCCGTGCCCATCGACTGTTATCAAAGCCGGGTTGTCCGCCTTGAACTTGTCGATCGTGGCCTTCACAACTTCCGCGTTCGACATGTCCACCCCCTTGAAGGCCGCGTCAACGGCGCTGTCGAAGAGGGCTGCTGATATACCCTTCGCAGCGGACATCTTCGCGTCCCCCACCGCCTTGCGGATAGCGTCGGCCCGGGCCTGTGCCGCGAGTTTTTCCTGGCTCTCCTTGTTGGCCTTGAGTAGGTCCGCTACGTCCTTCTGCAACTTGGCTATGGTGTCCTCCGAGCCCGCGCCGGACTTCTTGGCGTCGTCCAGGGCCTTCGTGAGTTCATCGACCTTCGCCTTGAACCCGTCGCGCTCCTGCTCCGCCTTCTTCCGTGCGCTCGCCGCCGCCGTGTCGATGATCGCCTGTTCGTCGTACTTGCCGACAAACTGCTTCTCCTCGTCGGTCAGCGCCTCGCCTTTCAGCACCTTGGCCAGCACTTCCTTGATCTTCATCGTGGTTTGTTCCTTCGTTTACGCGGCATTTCCCCGCCGTGGAGGGGTTGTTCGCGCAGCTTCCCCGGAATGGGCGGGTGTGCGTGTTCCCCGTGAAAATAGCGCCCTTGTCAATCCTCGTTCCCGCCGCCCTGCTTCTTGAGGAGCCTGGCGAACGGGTCGGGAAGGGGGTTGGACAGCTGCTCGTCGCTCATCGCGTCGATCTCGGCGGCGGCCTCGTCGAAGGCCTCGTCGTCGCACCCGCCCACCTCGCGCAGGACGCGGAGCGCCGCCTTTATCACCATCTTGCGCATGAGCGGCGGCACGTCCGGCATGTTGGCTATCGTCGCGAGCGCGGCGGAGAGGGCCGTCGTGTCCACGACGTCGAACTTCGTCGGGTAGACTGGCTCGTACTTCGTGAAGGTGCCGTCGAAGTCGGCGGACATCTCCACGAGCTTGCGCTCCGCCGCCTGTAGGATGAGCGCCCTGTGGCCCAGGGTGGAGTTGGTGTCGAGCTGGTCGAACTGCTTGGACTCGGCGGTCTGTATCTGCCGCGTCTCCTTGTTGAACAGCGCAAGCCCCGCCATGTCGAAGAGGAGCGCCCGCTTCCTGTTCGCCTCCTCCACGATCTGCGCGAGGTCGCCCGCGTTCGGCTGGATGTAGCGCGTCGTGCCGCGGTCCTCCGCGTCCTCGTAGAGCGGGTTGGAGCGGCCCTTTATGAGCTCGCGCTGAATCCTGATCTTCTCCTTGCCCTTGGCGTTCTCCAGCTTGAGCTCCACGTCGAGCGCCTGTAGCAGCGAGTAGGGCACGACGAGCTGCGGATAGACGCCGTTCGTCAGCGTCTCGTTGTGCAGGGAGTCGAGGTTGAGTATCTGGCACTGGATGTTCTCCACGTCGTCGAACCAGTGCGGCTTCGCGGACGGCTTGCCGACGAGCACGAACGGTATCTTCTTGAGCCCCGGTACGACGGCCTTCGTGCGCAGGACGAGCCCCGCGACGTCCTTGCTCGCCTTCTCCGTCACGTACACTTTGCCGTCCTCCGCCCTGTGGTAGAGCGTGTAGATGAACGTGTCCTCCGGGTCGCGGTCGGGGTCTGCGTCGATCCGCTTGTAGGACTTCGTGATGAGCCAGCGTATCTCGCCGCCCTCGTCTATGTGCCAGTCGGTGACGGACTGCGCCCCCCAGAGCCGCCAGCGCACGGGGTTCTCCTTCGCGTCCTTCGCGGTGTAGGGGACGGGGTTGCCCCTGTCGTCGATCCTCTGCGGGTTGCGGTCAACCTGTAGCCAGCACCACCCCGCCGCCGTGATCTCCGTCGAGACGTCCTCCATGAAGCGGTTGACGGTCTGCCCGTCGCCCGTCACGTCGTCGGTGAAGGACTCGTCCGCGCCGTTGCGCGTGGCGGACGCCTTGAACAGGTACTGGTTGATCTTGGACGCGATGCGCCCCGCGTCGTTGACGAGGCAAGCCCGCTCCTTGCGGCCCACGACGCCGTCGTCCTGCGAGCCGAGCCATGACACGTCCGTCTCGTTCGGGGCCCGCTGGAGCCTCGCGTCGATGTACGGCCTTCCGCCGTCGATGGACAGCCTGTTGTACCCTATCTGCACGTCCCTGACGACGAGCACGGGGTTCTTCCTGGTCGTTATGTCGCCCATGTGCTTGTTCTCCTGTCTCCGTGGTATAGCCGCATAGTATCAGGGCGAGAAGATCGCGGGCCGCTCCGCGAAGCGTATCTCGTCCTCCATCGCCATCCTCGTGGCGTCTATCCAGTGGTTGTCCCTGTCCGGGAACTCGTTCTTGAGCGTGCCGTCCCGGAAGCGGTCGTACTCGTACTGCGTGAACTCGTCGGCGGCGGGTTTGGCGTCCACCGGGTCTATGACGATCTCGACGAGGCTCCGCAGCCAGTTGACGCCGAACCTGGGGAAGTCCGCCTTCTTGTAGCACGGCCTCGCGCCCCTCGCGCCGAGGTAGCGCAGCTTCGCGATGACGCGCGGCTCCGCCGAGTCGCAGATGACGTACTTTCCGAGGAGCTTGTGCCTCCGCAGCATGTCGGCGATCTGCTCCTCGAACATCCCGAGCCCGCCGTCCGCCCCGAATATGTACAGGCGGCGGTTCTTGCGGTCGTACGCGCACATGGAGAGCGCGGTCGGGTCGTTCGTGAAGCCGAAGTCCATCCCGAAGCGGAACACCTTGAACTGCGCCCGCTCCTCCGGCGTGATGCGGCGCACCGTGACGTTGCGGAACACCTCGCCGCCCGTCCCCGTCTGCTCGCCGAGGTAGATGTGCCTGAACCGCTCCGGCTGCAACTCCCTGACGGACTCCGCCTCGCGCAGGAAGGGGGCGCCGAGCCACCGCTCCTGGAGCTCTCGCGGGTGCATGAGGTAGTTGGAGAGGTGCACGAGGCGGTTTGCCTTGGGGAAACGCGCCTCCACGTTCACCCACGACGTCAGCGACTCCGGCGGGTTGTACGTGCCGATGAACTGGAACAGCGGCCCGCCTCGCCCGATGGACTCTATGACGGTGTGGACCTCCTCCCAGCCGTTGTACTGGTCCAGCTCCTCGAAGTGCGCGAACTTGCAGTAGCCGTGCTCGAACTCGGCGGACTTCGACTTGTCGGCCTTGTCGAGGCCGAGGAACCGTATCTCCTGCCGGAGCCCGTGCCTGTTGCGGAACGTGATGCGCTGCGGGGAGTTGTGTATCTTGAAGAATCGGTCGAGGTGGTTGTCCCGGATCGTCTTGCAGTAGCGGGCGAACACGGTCCCGGCTATCGTGTCCTTCACCTTTCGGAACACGACGGCGTTTGCGTCCGGGTCGTCGAGTATGCCCATGTCCACGCGGCACGAGGTCGTCGTTGACTTGAACGAGCCGCGCCCGCCGCCGAGGAAGTACTGGTCGTGGCGGTACTCCACCATGTCCTCGATCACGTCGTCGAACACGGGGGATATGTAGTCGGCGAAGTTGACTACGGGGCCGCCCATCAGCTCTCGCGCTCCGCCTTGACCTTGCTGTCGCGCCGCGAGAAGGTGAACGTCGGAACCTCCTCCTTCTCGATCTCGATGTGCTGCCCGAAGCCGCGCTGCCTCCCCAGGCGGTCGAGCAGGAACGCGCCCGCGTTGACGTTGACCGGGACGGGCCGCCCCGTCTTGTCCCTCGCGACGTTCCCTATCGCCGCGTCGAACATGGCCCGCTGCGTCATGTCGATCTGCGACTCCACGCTGTCGTCGAGCTCCTTCTGCAACTCCGGCTTCCCGTGGATGTACCTGGCGAGCGTGTGCCGCGCGACGTTGAGCTTCGCGGCGATGGTGCACATGGGCGCGAACCGCCGCAGCTCGTCGATTATCGTCTCGTCGTCCTGCGGGCCGAGGACTTTTTCGTGGCGGTCCTTCCGCTGGTTTCCCCGGAGGCTCTTGTCCCCCTTCGACCCCTTTGGCCTTCCGCCTTTGCTTTTGCCGTCTGCCATTTCTCGTTCCTCCAGTGGCTCCTCGCGAGCGACGCCCTGAGGAGCGGGTAGTAGTGCTCCAGCCGCGCCAGAAGGTCCGGCGCCCTCTTCTCGACCGCGAGGAGGTTGTGCGGCATCAGACCCCCGGCGAACGACCGCGAGGCGATGTGGTACTCGTTCGACAGCCGTATGTTCGACTTCGCGAGCGCGTCCATGATCTGCGCGTGGGTCCAGTCGTAGTTCGGGTAGAACGACCTCGTGCCGTAGTAGCGGCCCCTGCACTGGCGCACCGTTATCATGCGGTCGATGGAGTCCGAGGCGTTGAGCCCGTAGGCCGTCCAGGCGTTCGGGTAGCCGAGGTGGTTGCGTATCATGCTGGCGATGTCCTGCGCGTCGTACGCGGGGAGCTGCGCCTCGTCTATCCAGGCCTCGTCGTGCGGGTACTGGAACTGCAACGCCTCGACGGCGGCGTAGAGCCCTCCGTCCTGTAGCCGTATTACGTGCGTCCCGAAGATGCGCTCCACGTAGCGCAGGTACTCGTCGGCGAAGGGCACGTGCGGGATGGCCGCGCACGTGAAGGGGACTATGCGGTCGAAGAAGCGCGACAGGTTGAGCCACGCCGCGAGCGCGTCCTTGCCCCTCGAAAACGAGAGGAGGCAGACCCCGTTCGACCTCTCCGCGATCTCTCGGCAGAGGGCGTCCGAATCGGGGTTGCCCCTGATGAACGAAACGTCGATCATCCGTTAGCCGTTGCGGCCGCCGCCGCCAGCGCTTCCGCGCATGGCGCGTCCGGTGCTGGTCCCGCGCACCGCCGCGCTGCGGGTCGAAAGACCCCAGTTCCTCGCGGCGCGGGCGGCCCCGGCTGCGCCGAACGCCCTGCGCTGGTTTGCGAGCTCGCGGCGGACCGCCGTGGGGTCGCGCCTCGCGATGTTGCGTACCGTGGTCGTGCGACCCTTGGCGGTCGAGCCGCCCTGTCTCCTTCTTGGCATGTCTGTACCTCCTGTTTGCTGCGTCAGCCGGAAGTCGTTTGTCCTGCGGTCGGAACGTCCGGCACGTTTCCGCCCACAGGTGTGAAGCCGCTATTCCTCGTCCCCGCCCGCGTCCCCCGACGCGCCCGCGCCGTCGAGCGTCATGCCCTCCAGCACCGCGTTGGGAAGCCTCTCGCGGATCGCCTTTCCCTTGTCTGGCGGGAGCTTGATGCCACACGCGCCCGCCATGTCCTCGCCGTTCGCGTAGAGCCCTTCGTACTTCGTCCTCACGCCGTGCTCCGCGCACCACCTCCCGAACGCCTTCCGCTGCTCGTTCGACATGAACACGAGGACGGCGTAGAAGCCGTAGTCCTGCATGTCCTCGAACTTCTCCTTCGACTCGGCCCGCTTCCTGTGGAGGTCCTTCAGCTTCTCGCTCTCCTCGCCAGCCGGGGACTCGTTCTCGATCTCCGCCACCGCCTCGCCCTCGAACTCGGCCCGCGCCTCCTCCGGCAGCTCTATCTTCGACAGGTCTATGCCGACGTCGCGCAGAAGGTCAAGGGAAGTGCCCTCGACCATAGCCGCATAGTCAAACTCGCCCGAAATCCCCTCCGGGTTGTTGTCGATGAACACGAAGCGGCGCTTCTCCTCCTCCGTGAGCGGTGAGCCGTCCTCGTGCGCGGCCCGCGCGATCCACTCGTCCGGGATCGACTCGTAGCCGAGCTCGCGCAGGGCCTTGAAGCGCTGGTTGCCGCCGATCACGACGCCGTTCTCGTCCACGACGATGCGCTTCACGCGCATGAAGTCGGGGTCGCGCTCCAGCGACTCCAGGAGCTTCGAGAACGCGCCCGGGCTTATCTTGCGCGGGTTGTCCTTGAGGAGCCGTATCGGCCCGTACTTCGACTGTAGCGTCTGCCTCTGCCTCTTCATAGCGCCAGCTCCCCCTGCACCCTGTCGGGCGGCGGCCTCTTCTCCGGCTTCCTGCCGCCCTTGCGGAGTCCGATCATCCCGTTGTCTATCGCGGCCCATATCGGGTTCTTCTTCTTGAGCCGCGTCCACCTCCGCCACACGACCTGGGGCGAAATCCCCATTTCGTGGGCGATCACGTAGTTCTCCTGCCCGCGCAGCCGTCGGCACACGAGCGGGGCCTCGTAGTCCGTGAGCGACGCGAACTCCGCGACGACGCGCTTCAAAAGCTCCGCCGTCGCCTGGTCCGCGACGTCTATCCGGCTCGCGGCGGACGTGCGCGACGCGAGCAGCATCTCCGCGTCCGTCCTGACGAGGACCGTCTGCGGGTTCTCCGCCGCGTCTATGTGCACGTCGCCCCCGAAGTGGGCGGACGCGCCGGAACACGCGCCGCATATCCTGCGGAGCCTGTCGATCTCCCTCTGGCGGGGGCACTTGTGGCAAACTGGCATTTCTCGGATAGTCCCAAAAATAGCCGCCGTGTCAATCGCGCCCGCACCCGTGCGCACGTGGGGTTATCGGCGGGTCGTCGGGCCCCCTCGCCACCACCCGCGCGTTCCCGTAGTAGCCGCACTGCCAGCACCCGTCGGCCCACTTCGCCCACACCCACCCGACCTGCGGGTAGGCGGCGACCGCCTCCTTGAACTTCGCGGACGCGGCGGCCTGGGAGCCGAGCGCGTACGAGCCCTTGACCTCGACCGCGACTATGGAGCCGTCCGGGCGGAAGTAGACGAAATCGGGCGTGTAGCGCCCGGACGCGACGCGGAACGTCAGCGCCTCGTAGAGCCCGCCGGGGTGGTCCGCGAGATACCGCGCCTCCGTCCTGTTTGGCGTCGCCTCCCTCGGCATCCGTATGGGCTGGGCGGAGCGCGTTTTCGGCGGGCATTTAGCCCTCGCGCCGTGTACCGTTAAAATCTGCCTTTCCGCCTGGCTCCTGAGGTGCGGCGGAAGGTCCGACAACTTGAACTTGACAGTCGATCCCATTTTGTGCTATCCTCTCTCGCGCGTGTGCGCGGTTTGAAACCTTTCTAAGTCCGGGAAGTGGCGGCAAGCCGTCTCCCCCGGCTCGACGTAGACGCGGTGCACGGGGCAGTACAACACGCGCCTGCCGAGCGCCCGCAGAAGGTCGCGCCCGGCGGCCTCGACCTCCGAACAGTCCCCGCACGTCGGCGTGGGGACGGCCTGGGCGTCTTTGGCGTCCTCGAACGCGCGCGCGGGGGAGCCGCCGCTCACGACAGCCCCCCCGTCCCGCCGCGCCCACGAGCGCACGGACTCGTACGCCCACGCGGCGACGGCGCAGATGAAGTCGATGACGCCGAAGCGGAAGTCCCCGACCGTCAGCATCTCGTTCTGGATCGTCATTTCGCGTTCCCTCCCGCCGGGATCGTGCCGCGGCGGATGACGGTCGCGCCATTCCCCAGCGTGACGCGCTGCTCCCCTTCGGCCTCCGGCTTCGCGCGGCGCGTGTACTTGCGCTTCTGGCGCGGAGCCTCGGCGACGTCGGGCGCGGGCTTCGGGGCCTTGAACCCGCCGCGCTCGCCCTCGATCTCGATCCCGAACACGACCGAGCTCCCTATCGCCGCCGTCCGCATGGCGTTGGCGATGTACTCGCGCTTCGCGCCGTCCGCGACCGCGACGTTGATTTTGAACGACTCTATCTTCATGTGTTGTCCTTTCGCTTGTTGTCTGTGTCTGTGGTTTGTGTTGCCGTCATCCGGCGTCCTTAAAATTGGCCTTGCAGAAAGTCGGCTTGCGTGGCGTTCGCCAATGTCGGCGTGTTGAACCAGCGGAGCGTCGGCTCGCCCCTGTAGCCCTTGCGCCAAATGAACCACGCATAGCAGATGGCGGTGCCCTTCATGTTCTCGAAGTCGCCGTTCATGGCGCAGTGCGACCTCCTCGACGAAACGTAGACGCGCTCCAGGTTGCCGAGCGAGAACAGTTCCCGATAGCGAATTGCGCCTTCGAGAAACTGCACCCGCAGAAACATGGCGACCCGGCAGGGGGGGGGGGACAAGTTGAAGCGCGTGTATCACAAACTCCATTGCGAATTTATACGGCGGGTTGGTTATCACGTCTCCATTGAACGGCTTGTCGTAGGCGAGGAAATCCACGCCGCTCTCGCCGTAGCCGTAGTCGTAGAGGTCTTGCGCCTTGACATTGTAGCCGCGAGCGGACAGCACCTTCGCTATGTGTCCCGCGCCGCAACACGGCTCCAATATGTCGCGCGAGAAAACCTCCGCGTCGAGTAGTTGGCTCACGGCCTCCGGGCTTGTCGCGTAGAAGTCGTGCGCTTCCCGTTCGCCCGCCGAGTGGTTAGACGCGCCGAGCGTCACGAACGCGGTCTTTGAGTTGCCTGTCCAGTCTTTGCTCATGCGTTCCCCCCTGTGTTTAGCGCACAGCATGGCGATCCTGTCAACCATCTTGAGCCCGCGCCACTCCGGGTGGCTAAATGCCTCGTCGCACTCTTCGCCGTCGTATGCGCGGCATCCGTAGTCGTAGTTGAAGTCAGGACACCACGTCCCGACGCAGTGCTCCTTGATGAAGTCCGCCGTCTTCACTCCGCGCCTCCCTTATTCGCCGTGTAGGGCTTCTGCGCCCATGCAAATGGACACTCCGTTTTGATGAGTTTGTGAAGTCTGCATTTGCTGCATATATGGCTGCCGTCATTGACTTTTGCGTATTGCCTCTTACAAAATTCAGCCATGCGCTCGGATTGCTCCTTCGCCGTCCCGACATCACACTCGCGAAGGGGCCTGGCAAGGGCGGCCTTTATCTTGCGCCTTACGGCGTAGGCCTGGTGTGACAGCGGCGACCTGTCCGCGTTCTGCATGTCAAAAATCAAATCAAGGGCCGCCCGCAGCGCCTCGCGCATCGCCTCGACGTTATTTGCCTCCATCGCGCCCTCCCTCCTTCGCCGGGGCGAGTAGCCAGCGCACCATGCAGAAAACGCACGGGGCTTCCATGTCGATGCGGGAACACGCCCCGCAGTCGCGCACGGTCGCGGTCGCCGCGTCCACGGCCTCTTCCGTGAGGTATATGTCGCAGTTTCGCGGCTCGCTTTTGTATGCCCTCATTGCCGCAGCAACCCTCGCCGCCTCCACGGGGTCGTCGGAATCGAGGCGCAGGACGAAGTACTTTTTCCCCTTTAGAGGCGTTCCGTCCGTGTGCGCTATCCTGTACTTGTCGTACATCTTGCCGTCCCAGCTCACTCCGCGCCTCCTTCCCTGTCCACAACCTTGACGTGCTTCGGGAGCCGTTCCTCTATGAAGCGGCGGACCTCGGCCTTGAACTTCGACAGCTCCACGGCGTCGATGTCGAGCGACAGCGACGCGACAATGGCCGACGCCGAGATTTCGACGCGTGGGTAGCATCCGTTCTCCATCGTCAGCTCGCACCTCGTGGCCTGGTAGATTACCTGGCAGTTCACCTTGCGCCTCCTTCCTCGTAGGGCATCTGCGCCCAAACCAGAGTGCGACGGCCAATGGTATTGCACGGGCAATCCTTACAAATGTATTGGTTGCAGTATGCAAAACATCGCTTCGACTGCTCCTCCGCCGTGCCAATGTCGCACTGGCGCGGCGGCGCGGCAAGGGCCTCAACGCATTTCCTCAACATCGGCAACAACTTGCTGAAAGGCAGTTGGTTGACGATTGTACTTTCGCCGTAGTTGAACGCAAGAAGGACAGCCTCTATCGCCTCGTGCAACTTCGCGCAGTCGCCAACTGCCGACGATTTTTCAGCAGTTGCCATCTTGCGCCTCTGCTCTTCCGAAATCGCGTCGTTCAGCCGCTTGATAACCTCGTCCTTCGCGGCGACCTCGGCGTCCAGCTCGGTGCGCCTTTGGTTGAGCGCGTCGATCTCGCGCTTGTGCGCCAAGTCGAGACTGTGGGCGTAGTAGCGAAGAATCTCCCTGTCGTGCCGATGTTCCGGGATGGGGCCGCTCTCCATTTCCGCTACGATGTCGGCGTGGCTTTTCAAGGCGTTGTTCATTTCGACACCTCGCTTTCTCTGAGGATGGCGCGGGCTTCCTCAGCTATGTGGTAGAGGTTGACGACGCCGGAGATCGGCTCCATCGCCTTGCAGAACTTCTCGACGATCCTGCGCAGCTTCGCCGCCGTCTCGATGTGATGGGCGAGCTCCGCGAAGTACCTCATGGACGGCTTGCCAAATATGGTGGGCGCGTCCTGCGACAGCTCCGCCGCCTTTGAAATCTTGCGCAGATCCTCTGCGGCGGCTTCCAAGTCGTTGCAGTCCGAAACAGGCTGCGGCGCTCGGCACTCGTAACATGCCATGTCCGCCGCGTTGTAGGCGTACACGAGCGCGTCGTACAGGTGTTGCCCGCACTTCGCGTCGTCCTCCGGCTGGTGCGCGAGGACCGCCGTTATGTGCGCCTCGATGTCCTTCAGCGAATTGCGCATCTTCTGGTTCTTCGGCGTCATTCGGCCACCACCTTTCCGCCAAGCAGGATTTTCTGGAGAAGCCGCACCGCACCGCGCAAGGTTTCGCCATGCGCGATCCGCTTGCAGTTCTTGTCGTTCTTGTCGGTGACGCTCCACACCCGGTGGCCGTGAATCCGGTCGTAGCCGACGTTGGTTATGTAGTAGCGCCCGTCGTAGATGTATTCGCCAGCTTCGATCTTCTTCAGCTTCGACGTGTCGCACACGCCGCGCTGGATGCGTTCGTACAGCGCGTCCATTTCCCTGCTCTCGCGGCGGTTCCACCCGCAGCTGTACGCATGGACGAACGGGCAGAGCGAAGTCGGAAACCTCCGCTTCCGCTCTTCGGCGACGATCTTCTTCATCTTTTCGCAATGCTGCGCCGACGCACGTTGACCCAGACGCGCCATTGTGCGTTCTGAATGGTCGTAGTCAACCTCAACGAACCACAGTTCACGCGCCGCAAGGTGCGGCAACGCCGCGCGGATTTTCTGCTCGAAGCTCATCCCCGCAACGCTTTTCTTCTTGCCTCCTGTTTTCATCTGTACCCCCTTTGCCGCTTTTCGCGGCGTATTTTCTTTTGTGACTTCTTCCACTCGCGGTGCGGGTGGTGTCCCCTGTTGTCGTCCGGCGGCCACGGGACGAGCTCCACCGTCCACGGGAGCATCGGCGCGAACGCCGCGATCTTCGCGAGCTTGTTCATGCCGACCTCCTGAACCTGTGCTGCCCGCAGTGTTGGGTGACGTCGTTGATCTTCCTGCCCTTGTAGTCCGGCGGGTACACCGTGTTGCCGCATCCTTCGTAGTGGCACACCCTCATGCCGTCGAGGTGGGCGCAGTTCGCGCATGTCCTCGGCTTCGGGTCGAGCGGCGATGGCACTCTCTCGGTCATCGCGCGGCCCTCCTTCCCTTCGCGAGCCTCTGCCGCCACGAGAACTCCTCCACCATCGGAAGTATGCGGCGGTTGAAAACCTCCGACTGCGGCTCCTTCGTCTCGCCGAACGTCTCGGCGATCCTGCGCACGGCCTTCTTCCACCTCGCCCGCTCGCGGCAGTTGCAGCGGATAGTCACCCGCGCCGGGTTCACCATCGACCCCGTGTTCCTGGGGTAGTCGTCGCCCGCAAAGGCGTATTTGATCTTAGGCATGGTATTTGCTCCTTTTTCGGTTTTGGTTTTGGTTATGTTGATAACTTTGGGGTATGTTGATAACTCGATCCCGTCGGATTCGGCTCCCTGGGGGCTTCTGGCGGGGTTTTGGGGCTTCCCCCTGTCCTCGTACCCTCCGATCCCTGCGGCGGCTCCTGGGGGCTCCTGGGCGGCTCCTGGGGCGATTCCTCCGGCAAGGGCTGAAAGCGGGGGCACTCCTCCGGCGGGCGGGCGGGGTCCATTCGGTCCGGCGGGGTCTTGACGCCCCGGCGGCATCCGGCCCCCGTGCAGTTCGCGCACCGCTCGGCGCAAAGCAGCCAAAACTCCGGCTTGCCCATGTCCGCCGGGGGCTGTAGCTCGCGCGTCCGGCGCTCGTGCTCGTCGCGTATCTTCTCCAGCTCCTCCGGCTTCGCGCGGTTGTACCACGCCTTGAGCGTCGGCCTCCAGTTCTGGTTGCCGATCAGACTCCCGTTCGTGTTCCGCCAGTCCCGCGCCGACATTTCCCCGTACCACCACTCGGCGTACCAGCGGGGGACACCCATCGCCGACTCCGCGACGGACGCGACCGTCGGCAAGGCCGGGATGTCGCCTCGCGCATACGCGCCCGCACCCGCGCCCGGTGAGAGCGCGTGTACGGGGGTGTGGGCTAATAAGGGGGGCTTGGGGGGAGAAGAAGGGGAAGGGGGGTAATGATTGTAATCACCGTAATCATTACAATCATTACATTCATTACTCTGCTTGGCACGGAAACGCCGCACTGCCTCGCGGTTCTTCCTCTTGCGATCCTCCCGCTTCTGGGTTATCTTGTCCTGTGCCGCACCCATGATTTCCGCCACGTCGCGAAGATGCTCCGGCAGGGACACCGAGCGGTCGAGGAGCCACTTGAGAAGCAGCACCTTCTCGCTGTCGGTGTACCCGTCGGAGTTGAGGGCCGTCGCGTATGTGTCGGTGAGCTCGATCACGTCAGAACGGCATTTCGTTGTTGATGAGGTCGATCACCTTCTGCCACGTCGCCGCGTCGATCAGGTCGTAGTTCTTCTCGGGCGTGATGCGCTCGACAACCTTGAAGAACATCTGGTTCCTGTCGTCGCCCGGCAGCAGCGACGGGTTGCGCTCGCAGAAGAGCCGCCACGTCTCCTTCTTGAGCTCGGCGGGCGTCATGGCGGGCTGCGCGGGGGCCTCCGGCGCGGGCGCGGCTGGGGCTGGCGCGGCGGGGGCTGGCGACTGCGGCGAATCCGCCGCGCCCTGCTGCCCCTTGTGCATCCTGTTCCAGTTCCCGGCGGCGGCCTTGAGCTTCGCCCCGAACTTCGCGCCGAGCGCGTTGTGGTTGCCCGCCTCGATGGCGGCCCCGTGCGACGAGCCCGGCACGTTGATCCACTTGACGTCGGGGAAGTCCTCGAACACGCCGTTCTCGTTCGGCTTGTTCGACTGCCTCCTCTCGACGACGATCTCGACGTCCCACGCGGAGAAGTTCCCCTTGAACCACCCCGTCGAAACGCCGTCCCACCCCTGCGCCCACTCGCGCACGGAGTCGTAGTTCTTCGTCACGTTGCCGGAGTTGTCAACGAGGCACTGCCTGGAGGTTATCTGGCATCCCTCGTACTCGCCCTCGGTTATGACCCACTCGACGCCGAGCATCAGCCCGTCGCCGTTCTTCGTCGGGTACGCGTCCGTCTGGAGCGCCCGCGCCCTGTACTTTCCCGCCGGAAGGTTCCTGTTGTACATTTTCGTTTCCTCCTTGTGCGCTTAGTGGATGATCTGCGTCCAGTCGAAGAGCTCGCCCGGCGTGATCGTGAACTGCGCGGCGTGGCGCGTCCTCGACTTCGCCATGATGTAGGGGAGCGGCCCCGCGTAGAGCGTCTTGGTGTCGCCGCCTATCGCGTTCTTCTTCTTGTCGCCCGCGACGTCGGCCTTGAGCATGAGCACGTGGTCGGCGTTGTTGCACATGAAGTGGCGCGGGCTGTCCTTGCCGCTCTTCATGGAGAGCGCGTCGAACATGAACTGCTTGTACTCCGTCGAGTCGCCGTTGGGGACGGTCTCGAACATGGAGTGCGCTATTATCATCACGTTGCGGTTGTGCCGCTTGTGGTTCTCCACCGGGCCCCAGAAGTTGGGGATGAGCCAGCGGAACACGTACATGGGCCCCGTCGAGTACTCGTAGTCGTCGAGGCACGTCGCCCGCGTCTTGGCCTTCGTGGGGCTGTGCGCGTAGGTGTACTCCTTCGCCCAGTCCTGCACCTTCGACAGCGAGTCGATCACGATGTGGTCGAAGCCGTCGAAGATCGGCGAGTTGAGCGCCTTGCAGAGGGAGGCGAAGTCGGTGATGCCGCGCAGCACCTTGACGCCCTTGCCAATGCCGAGCTCGTCCCACGTCTCCTTGAGCTTCGCGGTGGAGTTCTCCAGGTCCAGGAACGCGATCTTCCCCGGAAGCATGGCGGCGAGCGTCGTCTTGCCCGTGCCGGGCTCCCCGTAGAGTATCGTGATCGCGCCCAGGCGCTCCTCGCCCACGTCGGCGAACGAGAAGGGGGACGGCTCCCCCTTGCCCTTCGCGGGGGCCGGATTCGGCGCGGGGGCTGGTGCGCCTCCCGCTGGTGTCGGTATTTCCTTCATGGTTTTTGTCCTTCTTGGTTTGTTGTTTGGGTTTTGGTTTTGGTCCTCCGCCGCTTAGACCATCCCGTCCTCCTCGGGTCCGGGTATCTTCGCGGTGGAAAGCTCCTCGTTCGGCGGCGCGATGCGGAAGCCGCCCGGCGGGTTCGCGGGGTCGATCTCGACGCGCCCGTGGCACACGGCGCGGTAGGCGCACTGGTCGCACACGAAGCCGTTGCAGTTGCGCGGCCACGCGGCGGCGGGGTCCATGCCCTTCGCGGCGAGCGCCCGCGCCTCGCCCTTGATGTACGTCAGGATGTGGCACACGGCCCGCATCTGCGCCTTGAACTCCTCGATCATCGCCGAGGTTATCGCGACCTCGCGGCGCTTGAAGTAGAAGTCCGCGCCGCGCACGGCCATCATCGGAGCGCCCGAAGGCGTGAAGCGCGGCTTGCCGTCCTTCGTCGTCGCCTGCTTCGGCTCGCCCGTGGCGTCCGCGAGGAGGCGGTCGGCGAACTCGGCGGGCGTCTCGTCCTTGCCCGGCTTGATCGTCGGCTTGCGCACGACGTCGTACACCACCGTGTCCGGCATGATGCCGCGCGACGTCAGCGCGATGAAGTACTTGTAGAGCTGCGGGTTGAACGAGAGCCTGAGCCAGTAGTCCGCGCCGTCCGCGATGTCCTCGCCCGTCGTCTTGTGCTCGACGAGCGCGAGGCGTCCGTCCTTCAGGACCGCGAGGCCGTCGATCTTGCCCGCCCCGTAGAACGTGCGCGACCCCTCTATCGGGTCGGGGCCGAACTCGATCTCCGGCTTCATTTCCGCGATCTCGTCCGCGTCCCCGCTGTAGCGGGCGTAGTACGCGCCGACGAGCCCGTAGAGCTTCGCGTCCGCGAACGTCTCGATGTCGTCGCGGTTGAACATGGCCTTGAACGTCACGCCGTGGGCGCGTCCCTCCAGGGCCTCGTGGAACGCCTTCCCGAACATCAGCGCCTCCGCGTCCTCGGCGGGGCGGAGCCCCAGCTCGTAGCGGTAGTAGTGCTGGCGAAGGCAGTTGAGCGCCGTCGTGGTGCGGCTTGACGTTAGCAGTTCCTTTTCCATGATTCAGTCCTCCCCGTTTCCGTTGTTGTTTCCGTTGTTGTTTCCGTTGATGGCCTGTGCGAGCGTCATGCCCGGCTTCACGCCCATGACGACCTCGATCAGCCCGGACGCCGAGCGGAACATGACGGGCGGCACGTCCTCCGAGAGGAGCATTTCCACCTCGTCGTCCACGGACGCGCCGAGCGCGTCGAGGTAGTTCTTGATGTTGATGCCGCACGTGACGGCCTTCGCAGGAAGGTCGCCCCCGGCCTTGAGCTCCGCGTGGGACGATGAGCCGTCCGTCGCGCTGTCGAACGAGACGAGGCCGGACGGGGCGACCTTCATCACGGCGAACAGCCCGCCCCTGTCGATCTCGCTCCCCGACACCTCCACGGCATGGAGTGCGCGGAGCAGTTCGGAGCGGTCGGCCTCTACCTTCGTGCTGTACAGGTCGGGCCTCGGTATCACCTGCCGCCAGTTCGGGTAGTCCGCGTCAATGACCTTGCCGTTGACGGACCAGTCGTCCGTCCTGGCGGAGAAGAACCTGTCGCCGATGTCGGCCACGACGTCGCCCGCCGCGTCGGCGAGCAGCGACGAGATGACGGAGGCGAGGCGGAGCGGCAGCGTCACCGTCCGCGCGTCCTTCGCCTTCGGCGGGGGCGACTTCGCGGCGGGGTGGCAGAACGCGGCCATGCGCCTTCCGTCCGCCGCGACCGCCACGAATCCGTCCTTCGCCGTTTCGAGGCACACGCTTATGAGGTTCTGGCGCGTCGTGTCGCGCGAGGCGGCGTGGAGCACGGACATGATCGCGCGGCGGAGCACCTTCGCGTCCGTGCGGAACTTCTGCGACTTGCCCTTGCCGCCGTCAACGACGGGCCACTCCTCCGGCTTCATCGCGTAGATCGCGGAACGCGACGACCCGCACCTGACCTTGAGGCGGACGAGGCCGTTCCCCTCCGCCGTGGAGAGCTTCACGTCGCCCTCCGGCATGGTGGCGACGGTCCGCGCCAGCGTCTCGTGGTTCACTATCGCGACGCCGGGGCTGGCGACGGACGCGTCGGCCTTCGCCGTCACGTACACGTCGAGGTTCGTCGCCGACACCTCCGCGTGTCCGTCCTCCGTCGCCTCCAGGCGGACGCAGCGCAGGACGGGGAGCCCGTTCGCGCATACGGCGGACTTCACCATTCCGAGGGCAGCCGCGAGCTTGCCCCTCTCGATTGCGCACTCCATCACTCGCCCTCCAATCCGTTCTTGAGCTTGTCGATCTCGCCCTCCAGCTCCTCGACTTTGCCGTTGAGGTCGTCGTTTTCTTTTTTGAGTTTTTCGATCTCGTCGTTGAGGTCGTCTTTGTCGGACTCCAGCTCGTCAACCCGGCTTTGCAGCTCGTCGGCCTCGTCGCTGTCCTCCAGCTCCTTGATTCGGTCGCGCAGCTCTTCGGTGTCCGCCGCGTTGTTCGCGTCGGCGATCAGCCCGTCGAGCGTTCCCTCGATGTAGCCGGGAAGGGCGCAGAGCCGCCTCCCGTCCTCCCAAATCTCCGCGACCCGCGCACCTCCCTGGGGCGGGACCGCGTAGACGATCTTGTACTTTTCGTTCATCGGTTCTCCTTCGTGGTTTTGGTTTCAGTTGAGAGCCGCCCGGCGCAAACCGCCTCGACGGACTCTGCGGAAATCCGCTTCCCCTTGTGGATGCGCACCGTGCGGAGCGTCCCCTCGCGCTTCATGCGGGCGACGGTGGACTTCGACACGCCGAGCACGTCGGCGGCGTCCTTCTCCGTGTACATGCGCACCTTCGGCCTCACGCGGCCGCCGAGCGCGACCTCCACGTCCTCGCGCTCCTCGCGCGTCACGGACGGGTCGGCCTTCAATACGGTCATTATGGTGTCCCTGGTTGACTTCATCATGGCCGTGCCTCCTACAGCGCGAGCAGAAGGGCGAACAGGGCGACGGCGAGCGGGACGCCGAGGATGGTCCCGACGACCTCCTCCCTGCGCCTCTTCCTGATCTCCGCGTCAGCCGCGTACTCCTCCGGCCTCCAGGCGTAGAGCGTGTCGGTGTACTTGCTCACTTCGCGCCTCCCTTCTTCAAGCCGTCCTTGATGAGCGACGCGGCCTCGCGCATCATCGCGCGACCGTTCGCCCTGGCCTGCCGTTCGAGGGCGCTCTTGTCCTTCGGCGGCAGCTTGACGATTATCGACTTTTCCTTTTCCATTTTGGCCTCCGTATATAAACCCCTGGCGGGATTCGGTTTATATAAACCCGCGCCCAAAAAAAATTAGGCGCTGCGCTTCGTCGTCTTTTCGACCGGGATGCCGTGGCTCTTCGCCTTCTCCCGGATGATCTCGCCGAGAAGGGCTCCCGGCGTCTTGCCCTGCCTTGAGCAGAGCGTCACGATGTTGGCAAGGGTCTTGCCGTCGAGATTGAGCTCGATTCTTTCGGTGTTCATTTGGTTAGTCCTTCCTGTTTTGCCTTTTCGGCGATTGCCTTGCGGATGAAGTCGGAGCGGTCCTTGATTATGCCGAGGTCGCAGAGCTGTTTCAGCAGGTCGCGGTCCCGCTTTTCGAGCCATACTGAAATGGCCTTGTTGCCGTCCTTGTGTTTTTGTGGCATGGTTGGAATCCTGGTTTTGGTTTCTGCGGACATTATACCACAGGTTTATATACGCCGTCAATAGTGAATTTATAGAAAATCGCTATACCACCCGCCGCCGACTTTATGGTATAATCGGCGGCATGAAGAAGATAGCGACCCTCGCCGCGCTGCTCGCGGCCCTCGTCTCGTACGCTGGCGGCGAAGCTCCGGCGGAGAAGCCCGACAACGTGCGCACGCTCGGCGAGCTCGTGGGCGTCGATCTCACGAAGCCCTGGCCGAAGCCCGGCGACGAGACGTTTAAGATGCCAACGCCGATAGGGCCGTTCGCCTCCGGCTACGTGTACACGAACACGACCGGGATGGTACACCAGATTAACCTCGGAGTTAACTGCGCGGCTGGCACGTCCACGAACGGGGCCGTGATGGTGATCGGGTATGCGGAGTCCGACCTTGTGAAGCATTTCCCCGGTATGTGGTTCAGGCCGCGCCTCGGTCGCCCGGAGTATCTGTACGGAAGATACGCGGACATCCCGGACGGGAAGGGGTGGGGTGTCGCTCTCCAGGTCGCGCCGCCAGACGACAAAGACCAGTTGCGACTGATGATGACATTCTGGAATCCGTCCATCAAGGCACAGGATAAATAGCCGTTTCATTTGATAGACCTCCTCGATGCGCCCCGACCCCGCGCGAGCAGGGCCGGGGCCTGTCGTTTCAGAGCGTCGCCATGATCGCCTTCTCGGCCTCGCCGCCGAACACCCGCGCGATGCGCTCGCGCAGCTCGTCGGTCAGCTCGTCGCGGAAGGCCAGGAGCTCGTCGGTCGCGCCTCCGGCTGAATTGCCCAGGATGTAGCGCAGGTCGTCCAGCACGAGCGCGAACTCGTCGGCCTCCGCCTTCGCGTTCGCCGCGCACCACGTGGCGATGTCGATCCTCGCCCGCGTGTGCTCGTTCTCGTGCGTGAGCTGCCGCCACGTCGTCAGGAACTCCGCGTAGGGCGTCCCCTGGTACTTCACGGCCTCCGGCTCCGGCGCGTCCTCCTGGGCGATCACGATGCCGTCCCCGCTCTTCTCCGCATTGCGCTTCTTCGTGCGCTTCTTCGCGGGCGTTTCAGTTTTCGCCGCCTTCGTTTCATCCTTGGCGGCCTTTGTTTCAGCGGGGGCGGGTTTCGTCTCATCCTTGGCGGCCTTCGTTTCAGCCGCGATCTTCGCCGCCTCCGCCTGTATCGCGTCGTTGTTCGCCTTCGCGACCGCCGCCGAAGTCCTGATGGGCTTGTCGGCCTCCGGCTCGTCGCCCCACCACTCCGGGACCGTCTCGCCGTTCCGCTTCATCGCCTCGCGGATCGTGAGCTTCTTCACGTCCACGCAGATGTCGCGCTCGATCCCGACCTTCACCGTGCCGTAGGTCCAGGCGATCTCGGCCTTCGTGTTGATGAGCTCGTCGAGGTCGAAGCGCCCCAGCTCGAACTCGTGGCCGTCGTGGCGGCAGTACCCGAACACGCTGTGCCCGTCCCACTTCTCGCCAGACGCCTGCCCGCCCTCGATCACGTAGAACGCGTTGTTGCCGCGCGGGTAGAAGAACCGCGCGATCACCTTTGCGTTTCCGTGCTGCCCGTCCGTCGAGCCGTAGGGCGTCTTTTCAATCGCCCGGCGAATCTCCGCGGTTATGATTTTCTGCTCTTTCATCTTGCTTGCTCCTTTTTTGGTTTTGGTTGTGGTTTTGGTTTTGGGTCGTTCGAGCGTCCCCGCTGGCTGCGGGCCCTTTCCCGACTCCACACACATTATACCAAATTTCCCCCTATCGCGCAATAGGGTATTTTTAATTATTTTTCGAGGGGTCCCCGCTGGGGTTTCGGGGGCTGTGGGGTGCGCTCTGGGCGCTCTCTGGGGCTCTCTGGGCGGGTTTTGGGGCGATCCCGGGCGCTGGGGCTCCCCTGGGGGCTCCGCGCTCCCCTGGCGGCCCCTGGGCGGCCCTGGCGCGATCCTGGGCGGGCGGGCCTTAAAGCCCGTACCCCGGAAGGGCGGCGACCTTCGCCCGGGCGGCCTCCGCGTTCGCCCGGTAGTAGTGCATCGACATTTCGGGCGACATGTGGCCGACTATGGCCTGGACCATCGCCATCGGTGCGCCGACGTTCGCCATTTCGGTGATGAACGTCGAGCGCAGGGAGTGGAAGCCGACCGTCGCCACGGCATGCCTGTACCCCTTCGGCTTCTCCGACTCGCTGAACCCGCACGAGGCGAAGTGCCGCATAACCTCCTCCGACAGCCTCCACTCTGGAAGGGCGGCGAGCCCCGGCATGACGAACCCGTGCTTCTTCCGCTGGCCGAGCGCCTTCGCGAGCGACGGGTGGACCGGGATCGACACGATCCTCCCCGACGAGTGCGCGGTCTTTTCCGGCCTGACCGTTATCGTGCCGCCCGTCTGGTCGAAGTCAGTCCAGCGGACGCGGGCGCAGTCGCTCATCCTCATGCCCGTGAACGCTCCGAGGGCGAAGAGTACGCGCAGCTCCCCGCTTGCCGCGCCTATGAGCCTCGCGACCTCCCCCGCGTCGAGCGCCCGGCGAAGGCGCGGCGGCGCGGGCAGCTTCGAGAACCCCTCCCACGGATTCGGCGAGACGCCGTTGAGCTTCCACACCCTCCGCAGGACGCGGACGTACTTGTTGACCGTGTTCGCCGACGCGTCCCCCTTGGCGTGTGCGACGAACTCGCGGGCGACGTCGCGCGTCACGGCGTCGATAGTCCCGATCTCCGGGTGCGCCGCCTTGCAGTCCGTCCTCGACCACTTGTTGCCCTTGTGCCCGTGCATCCACCGCGTGAAGTACCGCCACCTCCCCGCGTCCGTCTGCCTCGCGCCGTCCGACTGCCCCACGTTCTCCGGCGCGTCCGCGTACACGCGCCACGCCTCCTCGAACGACGGGCGGGGGCTGTCGGCCTCCAGCTTCGCCTTGATCGCGGCGAGCCGCGCCCGGTCGTCGAGGTTCGCGCCCTTGGTGATCCTGTTCAGGATTTTCAGCGCCTCCGCCCTGTCGCCCGTGCGGGTGGTCTTGATGTCCCACTTGCCGCCGACCTTCACCTTCGTGTACCATATCCCCCTGGACTTCATCAGCGTCCCGGTGTTGTTCGCTCTCCGCAT